CCCGCGAGGGACTTCGGCTCCGAGATCTCCAGCCCCAAAAGGGCGGAAAAGTCTCGGTAGGCCTCCGCCAGCCTCGGGTCAGCGATAACTAGGTCATCCCCTACAATACAGTAGGGAGCCGACCTAGGGTCGCCTCCTAGCCGAGCCCAGAGCGCCCTAACCACTGCATGGTGGCTGAGGGCAAAAGCGGCGAATGATGGGACAGTCCCGAGGGGCTGCCCACACCGCCACTTTATCACCTCTGAGCGGGCCCCGGGGTAGGCCGTCCGAGCCGGGAGCCTCGAGATCCAGCAGAAGAGGTCCACCCACGGTCTGTTCCCATCCGAGGATAGGGACCACAGAACCGTCCGGGTAACCGGTAAGGGGAAGAGGTCGGTCGCCGAACTGAGGTCAAAGGACCACACGGTCTTTCCTGACCTCAACCATTCAGCGACCAACTCCGCTCCCGCCGCCTGGTTGTACGTAAAATCCTGCGGGACCTTCCTGAGCTGGGAGTACAACTCCCTCGCCCAAGGGTCCAACAGGAACTGCAACCAGCGCGGTGGGGCGAAGTAGAACCTCGCCTTCCCATCCGGTTGAACCCGACAACGCACCGCACCGTGCCCCCTGCCCTGCCCCGGTTCCGGCCGGAAGTCCGGCAGAACTGGGAGCATGGGCCAATAGGTGGGCACGGTTCCCGGTGGATGCAGGACATGATCCTGCATAACCCACCAGGCGTCCCTAAACAACTCCTCACCGGTCGGGGTATAGTACCCTTTCCCGGTGGTGAGCTTCAGGGACAGCGGGTTGTTGGGGAGGACCTCTCTGTGGATCCGGACCTCCGGGAGTACTTGTCGGGGTGAGACGCCGAAGTGAGCCCGGAAAGGGAACCGGGATCTCCAATCTTCGGTGTCCACCTCGACTACTCTCCCGGAGACGAGAGGCACCGTAAGGACGCGAGCCGACCCCACAGCCTTCTCGAACTTCTCCACGTCCTTCCTGGAAGGCACGGACTTCAAACGGCCATAAGCCGTGAGAGCCGTCCTCCAGGCCTGGACGAGCTGGAGAAACTTCTCGAAGGAAGCCGTGGTGGCCACCCTCTCGGCGTAATTCAAATACCGAGAGGACCACCACGGGGGTCTGCAGGGGTTCTCCCCGGCTCGGAGCTTCAGAAGGTACTGGACCAGAGCGCCAACGCGCTCTTTGGTCCAGTCGAAGCCCGAGGCGTGGACCCACCTGCCCACCGCCTTGGCTAGTAATAGCCGATAGCGATGGGACACCAGTGGGAAGGCGGCCATCAGCCGTAAGG